ATTGCCTGATATATCAACAAGACCATTAATATCTACAGTAGTAGCAGCAATTTGTATTTCTGTGTCTGCAACAATATCAAGCTGACCGTCAGCACTAGAATTAATATAAAGACCTGTATCACGAAACTGTATCTTCTCAGTAGAAGCAATAAGTAAATCATCAGAAAACTCAAAGTAGTCTTCGTCTTCCATCCACTTTAATACACCATCATTACTTTCACCATCAAAGGTTATAATAATATCCGTACCTGAAGTACCTGAACCAAAGGTTAAAGCATGACCACCCAATGTACTAATAGGACCACCTTCACCTGCAGTACCATCGTGTGTATGTCCTGTGCTTGCAGCAAAAGCAGCTAATAACTGATCAAACTCATCATTAGTGTGTGCTGCAGTAATGGTATCTCCATCTGCATAAGTTGATTGTCTTGTGTATGTAGCACCCATTTAACGTCTAGCTCCTAATTGATACTCTAGTTGAAACCCTTTTAAGGAGTACGGGTTACTTTCTCCATCATCTTCTACTCTTAATATAACAGAGAACCCTGATCCCTCAACAGCTTTTCTGTCTAAAGGGTCTTGTCCTCCACCATAAGTAAATTGTGTAGCACTAGAAGTTGTACTGTATACTGCTACATTATAAGCAGCAGCTAAACCTGTAGTACTAAATGGGTATGCTGCAGGTCTAGCAGAACCTCTATCTTCATTATCATACCTTACAATTAAATCAACGTCAACAGCCCCTTCTGGTCTGTAGTTAATAATAACTTTTTGCATATGTTTCCGAATACCAGAATCACCAAAAACCATGTCTGGACCTCTATACTTACCCTTTATAGTTGTCCCATCAAATGTACTTCCAATCTCTTGTCGTTGTACAAAGCCATCTACATCGCCATGTAAAACAATAACATCACCTGTTTCTACAAAGGTATCAGTACAAGTAGTTTTAAAACCTTTTAACTCTGAAAACTCAAAGCCATCTTTTTTTAAAACACAGGTAGCCCCTCTGGAAAGTTTTGCTGCCTGACCCGACTTATTAAAAAATATTCTGTACTGAGACTTATCTGGTATAACTACACTATCAAAATCTACAGAATCTTTAATGTTCTCATCAAAAATAGACTGAATGTTTTTACTAATTGTTCCTAGTTCTGTATCACCAATACGTTCAGTAGCAGCAATAGTACGCAACCCATCTGGACCAAGGAAGATTAAGTCACCTGCAAATTCCTGCACAGTAAAGCTATTAATGCATCCAATGTTTCTAGTTACTGGCTCTACTACAAAATTTGCACTTGAGGAACCTGTAAGTTTAAATATTCTATTTTCACAAAATATAAATAAACTATTACGAAAAACTTTTAATGCAACAACTGTATCATCTACTTGTACACTACCTGCACCTGAACCACTATTAAAACCATCTTCATTAAGAGGCTCACTAAAAACTACTTCTTGTGGTGTTGTTGATTTACCTGCATAGAACATATGATTTCTATAAGCAACTACTGTTTTAGCTCCTGCTACACTACTGTCGGTAACATCTGTAGCAGACAAAGAAGTATTAAAAACTACTGGTGCATTAACTTGATCAACAAAAATAATCTTTTCATTGCCATCAAAATTAAATCTTTCAAACTGATACTTACTAGCATTAGTTCTGCCAGTATCTATTATAGACCAATCTTGAGACACAGAAGAAGCTGTAGAATGTGTAGCAGCAGTAGTGCTTGATGTAGCTCTAGTTACTCCTGTAAAAGAGTTTGATGTAACTCCTGTATACGTAAATATTTCTGAACCTATCTGTACAGTACCGCTACTAGAAAAACCTGTAGTAGAATCTACAGTTAAAGAACCTGCACCTGTCATACCTGTATTTGAAGCAACACGAATAGATAACTGTGTAGAAGAAGAAGCATATATTTTTTCCCCTCTAGCTGCCAATACTCTATTATCAAAAGAAGCAGTCATTAAAGGTTCTTCAGCAGTAGTGTTTGTAATAGGTATTACTTGATTAACATACTTAGTATAACCATTTATCCTTCTATACCCACCTTGAATGTCAGGCTCAAAGTTTTCTAACTCAATTGCTTGACCGGGGTCCATTAAGAAACTAGAACGGTTAAGAACTAATCCACCTTGAAGGTTGAATGCAGCAGGTTGGAGTTGAGCATTATCAGGCATTAAGAAGTAATCACAGACATAGAGTTACTATGAGAGAAAGACCTTACTATGTGTGTAGACCTAACGTACTCATACTTATTAATAAGTAAGCTCTGCATATTTTTAATACCTTGTTCAAACCTTTCAAAATTTAATTGATACTGTGATAGTTCTCCACGGTACTGATACACAAAAGCTGTAGCTCCATCTACAATTACAGGAGCAAACCTTTCTGGTATAGAAGTAGTATCTCCATGAGCATCTAAGTCTGCTGGAAAGGTAAAGTAATCAAAAACTAAAGTGTACTGTTTGTCAGGAAAAGGATACAAAAGATAATTATTATCTGGAGTACGAACTATCTGTTGTGGAACTCCACCATTTTCAAATTGTGTAACAACAACTCCACTAGCGTGTGTTGCAGCAGTAGTACTATTAGCACCACGTGTACACCCTGTAATATCATTACCTGATACTGCAGTGTATGTAACTTGCTCACTACCAATATGTACAAGACCTGAAGCATCTAGTCCTGTGGTAGAGGTAAGTGTTAATGTAGTTACAGAATCTGAATGAGAACCATTTAAGGTTGTAGATATAATTTCATCTTCTTGTGTAGCAAATTCTTTTTGTATATACTCATTGTAGTTTAATGTTGATAAGTTATTGCCTGATGCATTTAAAGTAGCATCTTTTTTTATTCTAGCTGTACTGTAATCAACCGACTTGGTACTTGTAGGTAAATCATATCGTGTTACACCAGCAGTAAGTGTAGAAGAATTAGTAGCATGGTTAAAAGAATAACCAAACTCTCTTTGATTTATGTACCTTATAGATTCATTAACAGCATTTTTACACTGAACCTGAACACCCCTAGCACCAGTAAAGTCTGTAGAAGTAAGTGCTACTTCGTTCATTCGTGTTATAACATCGTTAGCTAATGATAAAAAAGTAAGTGCCATTATGTTCCCTTTGGATGAGCTAAAGGGGCCAGTGTATACCAGCCCCTAAAGTTAGTTTAGATTAAGTCACGCTGTGCAACTGCAGCTTCTGTCATTGCGGCAGAAACGTCTACAACTACTGCGTATACCCGAAGGCGTCCAGTAGCAGGTGCAGCACCAGCAACAACTACATCAATAGTATCTGCAGCACCAACAAGAGCTAGTGATTCTGCAGCATATGTAGAAGCAGCACCAGTGTTTACAATATTAGCTTCACCGTTACTACCTTTTACAAGGTATGTACCAGCAGCAGCGTCAAGAGCAGCACCGTCAATGATGTCATCTCCACCAGCGAAGTCAATATTACAAGTACAACTTGCAGTAAAAGACTTCATAATCTCCGCACCAGCAGCAATCACAATTGATTCGGCAGGGATTTCAAGTAGTTGAAAGATGTCACCATTTGCACCAGAGTAACCAGCAGTAACCATTGCATCAATATCTAGTATTGCTTCAACAGTACGTACTGCATTACCGATAACTGTTGGAACAGCAAGAACGTTTGCTCCAACACCAGCGGTATCGACGGAAGTCATGTCATAAGTAGCCATTTAAGTATCCCCCCTTACGCTGCGTTATAACGAGCAGTTACGATAGCTTCTGGACGAAGTATCTTCCTGCCGTAAAGATGCATACCACGAACAATGTCAGCAAAGCTGTCTTGGTCACGATATGTTTCTGTCTTATTGATTTGCTCAGCAGTTGCTACAGCAGAATCATGTCCAGCAACAATAACTCCCAGATTGGTTAGTTGGTTAGCTGTGCCTGTTGTTCCGGGTCCAGTGCCGAGGGCAGGTAGATTGGAAGATGTATAGACACGGAAACCGTGGAAGTTGTTTATGGCTAGACCATTGCGGAGTCCACCTGATTCACCGAAGTCAGCGTTCATAAAACGTGAATCTTCGTCAGCAAGGATTTCCATGAACACTGGATCAACGACAAGCCAGCGACCTTGTGAGTCAACCTGCTGTTGGTCAAGCAAACGCTTCATGCGTGAAATAATCATCGCAGGTGAAACAGTTGCTGTTGGCAGTGATGTAGCTCCGGGCATACGAGCAGTTACAGGAATCGAATGAGTACCTGCAGATGTTGTTGTAATGTTTCCGAAGTCACCTTTATGAAGCTGCATTGAAGAAAGCAGTTCATTAGAACCTGCAGTAGTCACAGCTTTAGTACCATTAACAGTTGTGTTAAGAGCACTAGCCTGACCATGCAAAGCACTTTGCTTGTAACCAGACATGTAGCCAAGAACTTCTTGGTCATACTGATCAGACAAACGGTATGCAGCACGATTGGAAGCAAGGTCCATGAAATTGATGTGGCTATGTGCCTCTTCAATATCGTCCATCTTGAAAGCATAGTAATTGGCTTTGTCAATGACTAATGAAAAGTCTTCATCTTGCAAGTCTTGTGCTGTGACATTAGTGCCACGTGCATACTCAGATACTGAAATTTCAGGTTCTTTAATGATCTTGACGGTATCGCCCTGACCAGAAATCTCTCCAAAATAATCAGAGTTAGTAATATCTCCTACTACAGTACTCTTGCGAAAAGCAAGTTGTACCTGTTTGGAGTAGATTACAGGACTAAAATTACCATTTGGTAAATTCCCATAACCTGTTGCGGTTGTAAAAGCCATAATAGTTCCTCCTATAAAGTTTAGGCTTATCTATAAGCTAAACATTATCACATAGAGGCTGTCTCTTTTCTAGGGTGCACATTGTTATTAATCGGCCAACTAATAACTTTATGGGCCTATACTTGAACAGGTAAGTCTTACGTATTGTTTAGTTATTATTTATTTAGTATGTTCTTACTAGGTAGACCAAAGGGCGGCTAATAAGTATTATACCTATAGTTATACTGTATATTTTTTATTTGTCAACAGTAATTTATCGTGCAGAACCAGACATGTCGTAAACAAACTTGCCAGTTCTTATTGCATCCATGATTGCATCAGCAGCTTTTTCGTACTGCTGTGGTGACATCTTTGCAACTTGCGATTCTTTAAATGCTCCATCCGTATTGTTTGCATCGGGTTCGTTACGGCTAGTGCGGTTACTTATAGAACGTGCAGCATCTTTGTTGCTTGCAGGTTTACTCTTTGCAATGTTCTTATCTGCTTTGTATAAGTCAATAGCACGACTTGCAGAACGAGCATCATTATCATTTTCATACAGTGCATCCTGTACCCACTTAGGTTGTTCTTCTACCCAATCGTGGAAGTCATCACTGTCTCGTATAGAGTCAAAGTCAGGGTGAACTTGCATAAGTTCTACTTCTGCTTTCTCACGAGATGCATTAGCTCTCATGTCATCTATTTCTTTTACACGGCTCTCTAAACCTTCAGACTGTTCACGAGCTTTCTTAATTGCAATTGTTTCTACAATGGCTGCTACGTCTGGGTACTGTGCTGCCCATGCATCAATGTCTTCGTCTGACTTAGGTAGCTTAATCTCTTTACGTGTAACGTCACCTAACTGTGTTTCTATTTGTTTAAACTTGTCTTCCCAAGACTTTTCTTTTTCCTGCATGTGACGACGAAGATCACCATAACGTTTCTTAAAACTTTTCTCTTCACCTGTAGTAGGTTCAGCTTCTTGTGCTTGAGCCTCTGGTGCATCTTCTTTATCTGCAATTAGTTGCTTTAACTCTTCTTCATCTTGTTCAATACGATCTGAGTTAGCACTCTTCCTATCTACAAATGCAACCTTTTTGGGAGTGGTTACTTCTCCTGCCATAGTAGTAGTATTCATTTTAGTTCTTTCTTTCTGGGGCCACCGTAGCCTAGTGTTGGTAGGGGGATGAGTAGCCAGCATATGTGGTGGTTATT